GGAGCGCTTGCGCTCATGCTTTGCCTTGAGGCTTGTGTTGTCATAGTAAACAGCCATTATTCAAAAGCACCTCCAATGTTAGAAATATAGCCGCCGGTATCGCTGGCTCCACGCTCAACAGAGAGCTTGAAGTTGAAAGCAAAACCATTGGCGGCGGTTTTGTTGGTAAATACATGATTGACACCGCTTTTGATGTCCGCCGTGGCATCCTCCCAAACAGGGCTGCTGTCATTGGCATTGTTGGTGACAAGCACCTTAAGGTTTGCATCAGCCGGGATGGAGCTTGTGAGGGTCATAACCATAACCTGGATGATGTCATCCGCAGGCAGGGCGCTTGCCAGAGTGATGGTTGCCTTGGTCACCTTTTTGGTGAAAGTGATGGTGTAGGCGGCGCTGTCCGCTTTTCCGTCATTGGCAACCACCTTGAGGGTATGGGCACCGTTGAGCACCGTCTGGAAATTTGCAGCGGTCACGCACTGGAAAGTGTTGGTTGCCCCAAGCGTTGCCGTATAGGTGCGCTGGAGAACATTGTCCAGATACTCCTTGACCGTCACTGTGTCCCCGTCTGCATCCGCAACCGTATAGGTGAGATTAAAGCCTGCGGTCTTAGTGCCCAGATTGGTGCCAGTCGCATAGCTGCCGGAAATCGTGGGCGCAGTGTTGACGGACACAGAGCCGTCATCGCTGACAGAGAGGGTGGAGGGGAGAGTGAAAGCGGGACGGGACCCGTAGGTAATGCTGCAGTAGTTGTTGCCGACACCGCCATCGGCGCCCAAGCAGCAGGCGCCGCTGGTGTCGTTCGTGTACGGGGAGCGGGTCCACTGAACAACAGCGGAGCCATTCAAGTAGGCGATTTGCAGAGAGCTTGCAATGGAGAGTGCGGTGCCCTCCGTATTCGCATAGCTTGCGCTTCTGCCAAGTTCGGTGACGGACAACAGGAAAATAGCACGCTCCAGTGTACCAACGGTGGTGTTGCCGTTGCCGGGGGTGTACTTGATTTTGGTAGTGCCGATGACACCACGGATGTCCGCATCAAGCAGGTTTTTGTAGGTGCTGTTGAGCCAGGTGTCAATGGCGCTTGTAGCGTAGGCGTTCACATTTGAGGTGTGCCACTGCCTGGTGTCATAACAGTCCTTGCGGACAACCAGAGTGCGCCCGGAGCCGTTGAGCCCGTTCTCATAGTCATGTTTGGCAACATAAAAGTCCACCAACACGCCATTTTCTTTCAGCTTGACAATGCTGCCGACACTTTTGTTGCCAAGGGTAGTTGTTGCCATTTAGATTTCCTCCTTTAAGATATTTTGAACACGGTCCCTCACCTGTTGGCGTAGGGTCCAAGTGTTGCCGTGTGCGGCGTGAGCATCCCACGCCTGCCAGGATTGCAGGATTTCCTCACGGGTCACAAGACCAGTGGGGTATTCCTTTTCCCACCTGCGGAGTTTGGTGCGCATCTTTTTCACGCTGCTGTGCCGCAGCTTGCGGATGACCTTGCCGCTGTCCGTGAGGTAGGTGTGAAAACCAAGAAAGTCCATCCCATGTCTAAGCGGGAAAATCTGTGTTTTCTCATTGAGTTCCAGACCAAGAGATGCCATAAATGCCTGTATTTCCGTGAGGCAATACTGCAAATATTCTTTGTCCGGGTGGATGAGGAAAAAGTCATCCATGTATCTGCCATAGTAGCGGATATGGAGCTTTTCTTTTACAAAGTGGTCAAACTCATCCAGATAGTACAAGGCAAACAGTTGGCTTGTCTGATAACCAAGCGGCAGACCGTCTGAGCAGTCAACATAGACACACAAAAGGTCATAAAGCGCAGGCTCAAGGTCCAGCTTTTTGAGCTTTTCCTTGAGCCTGTCATGGTCGATGCTGGCAAAGAAATGCCGCACATCGCATTTGAGCACCCAACCGTCTGCGGTGTGGTTTTTGTTCCAGTAATCGGTTAAAAATCCTTTGAGCCTATCCAAGCCACAAAGTGCAGTCCCTTGTTTTTCTCTGAGGCGTAGTTGTCCAAGATAAAGCTGTTGGTAATACGCTCATAGAGGATATTATCCACCACAGCGTGCTGCACAACCTTGTCCACAAAAGCCGGAGCCTGCACAAGCCTTTTCTTTGGCTCATAAACATAGAATACACGGAAAACACCGGGGCGGTATGTCTTGGTGGTCAAGATATACACAAGGTTGACGATGTTTTCCAAAAGATGCACCTCATAGTGTGCGGTTGCGGCTCTGGAGCGTTTGCCCCGGCGTGCCGCAAGGTATGCTTTGTATAGCACCTCAAAGGTGCATATATCGGTAAATTTGTTTTCCAAAATGGGCGGCCTCCTGTCTGTGCTTTGGCTGGCCGTCCTCTCATTGTGCGCCGTTCTGGTGCCGGAGCAGACAGGACCAGCAGCGGAGCACCCGGTTTTGCCGGATGCCCTGCATCAGCGCAATGTGTTTGTCTTGGATGCTCCAAGACGGGATGTGACCTCCTTTGATGCGATGGACGGCGCTGCTTTCGGCTTTGGGCCTACTCGGTCGGACCTTACCATCAGAGCGGGACGGGACCCGCCGGTAAGGCCGCAGCCGCTGTAGCCGACACCGCCATTGGCGTACAAGTAGTAGGCGTTGTTGGTGTTGTTCGTGTTCGGGGAGGAAAGATATAAACAGGTCACACCCCAATATAACGGCTCATGGCCGGTATATCCGTTTATGAATGTTTCACCATAGCCTCAGCAATCTGCTGTGCCATCTGGCTCATTTTAGCAAGTTCCTGGGCGCGCTTTGCCTCACGCAGAGCCGCCGCACGGTTTCCGTCATTGCGGCGCCAACTAAAGGCTTTTTGCCGTACCGGGCGGACGAGCTCCGCCCAATAGTGGCACTGGTCACCCGTGATGTACTTTTTCTTGAAACTGAGGTTGATGTGCTGGAGCATGGTGTCACAGGCAACCAGCACGGCATCAAGGTCTTTGAGCCTGTCCTCAAAATCCGTTTCAAAATATCTGCCGTCTGCGGAGATACACTTTTCCAAAATGGTGGTTGCACACTCCTCAAGACGGGCGCACAGGTGAAATGTCTGGCTTTTCGGAAAGTGCGGCTTTCCGTCATCACGGATTTTCTCAAACAGTTCTCTTTCCGCAAGCTGCCCGTTTTCCTGCACAAGAGCCTTGATTTTTCTGTATTCCGGCTCTTTGGTTTTCACCCTTTGGATGGTGTAGTCCAAGAGGTCAACCGCCAACGGGATGATGTCATAATTAGGCATTAAAACTCAATCCTTGCATAGTTTTTGTTCCACACGCCCGTCACCACCAGACCTGTGAGGTTTGCAAAGCTGATACTGAAAGAGTTGCCGGTGACATTCGTGCCGTATTTCAACTCAAGCGTTGTGAGGCGGCTGTCAAGGCCTGATATGCCGGACAAAATAGAGGGGTGTGCCTCTGTGTTTGCATTGTGCGTGCTGACACCGGATGCAATGCGTGCATCACTTTCCTCTTTGGTATAGGCATCCCCCATCTGCATGGAGTTAAGTGCAAGCAGGCGGATGTCAGCGTGGCTGGAGCCGCTGGCGTTGTGCAGTGCAATAGCCTCATTAAGTTCCTCTTGGCTGACGGTATCAAGAGAGGGGTTGATGGTAAACTCCACCACGGATGCATCCGCCACAATGATGTGCATGACCATTGTGAGCTTGCCGGACACGCCGCCGGAAATGGCAACCTTTTCTGTGTCCGGTGTGTTGCAGACAGCAATCAATGTGCCGTCCTTGTTGAAAAGGCCCATTTCACGGATAGTAAAGCCGCCCACCTCATCGTCAATGACGATTTTCACATCAAGCATGTTAGGCGTTGAGGGGTTGAGTTCTGCGGCGGCAATCTCGCCGCGCCAACATTCATGGACAAGATGCTCTTGATTGACGGTCGGCTGATAATACGCGCCGTTGCCGTCACCGGCCGCTGCCTCTGAAATGACAAGCTGACCGCCGTTGACAATGCAATCCGCAATAATAGCCGCACCTTTCGTGGTGATGATGGTGCCATAGGTGTTAGACATCGTTTATACCTCCTGTTCTTTCGGATAAATCTCAACGGTTGCGTGGTATTCCAACGCGCCCACCATTGCGGCGGAGCCGTTGCTTTCAATGTTGTTGATAATGTGGGGCCACACCTCCATATAGTTGGACATCTCATTGCAGGCACCGTGGGTAAGCGTGCCGTAGGACTGCAAAAAGGCGGTCATAAGCACCCGCATATTGCTTGGGCGGACGGCAAGCAGCATGTTTAGGATTTCCTGCGCCAAGCTGTCTGCATCCGGCAGAGCATTATAGTCAAGCTGGATGTTGATGGTATAGTCCGCCACGGTTTCCTCATGCCCTGTGGGACCGCAGATGCTTGTGAGCCAGTTCTTTAGCCACGGCAGCGTATAAGGCAGCTCCAAGTTCCACATTGCTTTGATGCGCGCCCTGCGGGTTTCCAGTGTGTCTGTGTCTTTGGGATAGATTTTAAGCTCACGCTCCCACACGGAAAGGCCCGTGCTGTCTGCCGTGTCCAAAAACTGGTTTGCCATAACAAGGCTGAGGGCATCCCACGCAAGGGAGATTTCCGGCTCATTCGCCTCATTGATGGCTTGAAACTCCATGACTTCACGGAGCACCGGGGGCAGGTAGTCAAGGAGTTTTCTATCCATCCACAACCACCCCTCTCACGGGGATGCTGTCAGCATCCAGCACAAGGTTTTCCTCCTTGCCGTTTATTTTCGTGCCGCCAATGTCGGTTATCATGGTAGAGCACTCGGAGAGGATGCGGCTTTCAATCTGTGATATGCGGACGGTCAAATGTTCTGAGGTTTCCCACGCTTTGGCAAGTTCCTCAAAGTAATCATCAACCACGGTTTCCACATAGCTTTTTACCGCCGCCCAATTCCAACCGGAGGAATAGGTTAGGTTGAGGGTGATGTTGACCGTTTCCGGCGTTACGCCCACTACATTCACCACATGACCGATGGGGGCAAGGCCAAGACCCTCTCCGGCGTTTTGGGTCGGGTCAACGGTGGTCTGCACCTTATTGAGCAGGGTGCTGGATGGTGCTTTGTCATTGGATGCCATAATGACCAGCTTGACGGAGCCACCAACGGTCAACTGCTTTTGGCTTGCCGCCGTATAGACCGCCGTGAGCCAAGCCGCAGCATCCGCATCCAAAGTGCCGATTATTCCCGTGTACCATGCTGTCACAGCGGCGTTTGGGATAAGGTCGGAGGGGTTTATACCCCCATTCCAGACGGGGTGCACCTTGACAGCGCTGACACCCTCCAGAGCGCGCACCTTTTCGGTATAGTCCGCCTGGTTGCCGCCAAACGCCTGAGATTGGAAACTGTCAAGCACACGCTGGCGGAAAGTTTCCGTTTCCTCCTCATCGTCACCGGGGATAAGCAGCTCAACCAGTTCCGCATGGGTCAAGCCGTCCATATATTCAATAGGGATGAGAGCGCCGGCATAATCATTGGCAACAGCGCCGGCTGTTTCACAGGTCACTTTATGGCTGAGGCCGGTGTCTGTGTCGGCGGTGGTGCTCATCCGTTCTGTCACAGCAAAGTTTAGACCCTCGCAGGAGAAACGGGTGCCAACCGGCACCTCAATGTTAAATTCCGCACGAAAAACCGCAGCACTTGCCGGGTACGGCTCCATGTTGCGGTCAGCGGCTCTCTTTATCAGATATTCACGGGGTGCTGTGGCAATGTAGGTGGCGCTGAAAACAAAGTCAAGCCCAATATAGAGTTGGGCAAGCTCTGCCATAGACGGTGCCACGCCGTTCATCACCATAGAGCCCTCACGCTTGTCAAGGGCGGAGGAAACTCTTGACAGGGCGCTCTTGACAAGCACCTCATAGGTTTTGCTTTCAAACATCGTTAGATTTCAACCTCCTTTTCTGCGGTCAAGTCACCATAGATGGTGTTGACCGTAAATTTGGCACGCACGCCGCGCCCACTTGTTTCAAAACTCCAGTCATCCACACCTGTAATGCGGTCATCCTGGGTCAGAGCCTCGGTGATGCGGCGCTTGATTTCGCTCATAGCGTAGTCCCTCGGCGTGCCAATAAGGTCGGACAGTTCTGAGCCGTAGTCACGGGAGTAGATGGGGAACGCATAGCGCTCCACATTCAAGATGAGATAGACCGCTTGCAAAACCGCATCCTGCTCATCCGTCATGCCTCCCACGCGCCCACGGTCAATGTCCAGCTTATGGGTATATCCGGGTTGACTTTCAACCGCAAAACCGATGAGGTCAAGGTCATCCCCAGTTGTCGGTAATGTTGCCATCACGGTGCCTCCCATCTGTCTAAGACTAAGAATTTTTGCCCACCGTCACAGCGGAGCAAAATGACTTTTTCTCCTGCCTTGAGGGCAAGATGCACACGGTAGGACTTGCGCCCCTTGTATGCGTGATTGTGGGATGCAAAAGAGGCATCCCCGGAGCCTCCGCTTGTGTTCTCCGTCCGGTGGTCAACTGTCATCTCAACTGTGAAATCACGGACATTGTTGGTGAGCATCAGTTGTGCCCCTGTCAAGGTCTTTTTCTGGTCAACCTGGATTTTAAGCGGAGAGGCGGAGGTGACCGTGCCAAAGCATACGCTCATAGGGCCGGATGCCTGCACGGCCTCCACAGCCGCCTGCTTGACGGCTTTGACAAGCTGGTTAATATCAAGTGACAAATGTACCACCTCGCATTTTGAGCTCCATGAGGTGCATCCCGTCCTTGAAAGTGTGCTTGCACTGTTCCACCATGAGATAGTTGGACACATTGATGTCACCAAGTCCAAGCATGACCACCAGCAGCGTGCCTGCCCTTACACGGATGTCACCAAGGACATCCTTGAGCCGCAGGGTGCGTGTTTTGGTATTGTAGAGGTCAAGCAAGGCATCCGCCATTGCTTTAGCATTGCCGTTGCTGTCCAACTTCTCATAATACTGGAGCACGCCCCACTGGTTGATGTGTGAGCTGTCCTGGGCAATGTAGACCTCACGCTTACCGGTGTCCTTGTTCTCATAGGTCAGCTTTACCTTGTCATAGGTTTGGGATGCAATGGAGCTTGTATAGTCGTAGTCACCGGCGGTGTCCTCATCAATGAGCACACCCAATTTCATGTTGCCGATGCTCTTTAGGGTCAGCTTTCCAACATCATCATAGAGCACAAACATTTTGCCGGTGGCTTTGAGTGTTGCATCCAAAGCGTTCTGGATGATGTCAAAAAGGGTTTGGTTGTCCTCCACACGGCTTGCAATCGTGTGACCGGTGCTCTCAATGTCACCAATATTGAGTTTGAAATCCTCCGCAATCATCTTGATAAGGTCACGGGCGGTTTTGTTCTCATACACATAGGTGTCCTTGTTTTTCAGATAATAAAGCTGGTCGTATGCTGTTACTTGGATAACAGCCGGATTGCTGCCCTTGCGGGATTTTTCAAACACAAAGCCATAAAAGATGGGGGTGCCGTCCACGGAAAAACGG